AAATTCATTTAAGTTATCTTCCTTTTTCCTCTTAGTAATGTATTCTTCCAAGTTAAGTATAGACATTTTAAAAAACACCTCATATAATTCCATTTTCTATTGTTATTTTACTTTTAAACAACTTATAAAAGGAGCAATAATATGCTCCTTCAATTAATTTAAATTTACTATAACCTGTCCATTTGTACCTAAAACAGAACTATCAAATACAAGTCTCAATCCTGTTTTACCTTCTGGTACCTTAACAACATATTCACCAGATATTTTTTGTCCTGCTGATACTTTTCCATCTAACTGTCCATTTTGGTCACCAGGTATAGCCTGGTCATATGACCTTCCATCTTGGTCCTGAACCTTAAACATTAATACAGACGATATTGCTTTTTCTTCATTTGATGTATTTTCTATAGTACAGTCAACATAAAAATACTGCTTACCTTGTTCTGGTTGCATTCCATCTGATCCACTACCTGTTCTAATCTTATTTACTGTTACCTTATAGTCCTTTAATTGAACTACATCACCAATCTTAAAAGTTTGTGTTTTAGATTTAGATTCTGAATCTGATTTATTCTGAGTTGATGTTGAAGCCGTTTTGCTTTCTCCTACCTTCTTAGGTGAATTATTTCCCACTGCTTCGCCTATAGCAGCTAAAATTATAAGAACAATTATACCTGTTATAATTTTATGTCTCATGAAAAAGTTTTTATTGTTATCCATTAACAAATCCTCCTCAAATATGTATTCCTCTATTATTGTAACAATTTATTAAAATTTGTCAATAATTACAGCTTTATAGCCTTAATGCATATATTAATCAAATTTGGTAATAATGAAGAAATAGGCAAACTAATTATTCATATATTCTCCTTGTTAATATAGAACGTATAAAAGCTTCAGCGAATTACCGAAGCTTTTATACGTTCTATATTTTGGAAATTATATGATGTTGTTAGACATAAAAAACTAAAATGCATCTAATTTAACATATGGGAAAATACGCCTCTTATATTTTTTAGTATAAATGTACAAAATACATACTAAAAAGGAGGTGTTATAGCTATGATGTTAAAACATATATATATAATTTCGCTAAAATATTTTGTGTTTTTATCCATCTTGATAGTGGTAAAACTATGCTTATGCCATTTTGGTCTCGAAATTTTATTGAATATATAATCTATTAAATATATAACCTAGTATAAAGGGTGTTCCGCAAGGGCGCTCTTTATATTTTTATATTTATCTTTCAAATTAATTAATAACCTTTTATTTATTATTTTAATTAACAATTTTCAATTACTGATTTATTTAATATTTTAATTGATTACTTTTAATTACTGTATTCATATTATGAACTTAATCCAATAATAATATACGTTTTATTCTAAATTGATTTAAACATTATAAGAGAATCAAAAAATCAATTATTCTTGCTATTTCTAGACCTTTTTATCATATGAATATAGATACTTATAAACTCTATTTTAAATCTATCTTTCATAGCGTTTTATAAAGTATTGTTTATTCATGCAATTTTAAAACCTTTTAAAAATTAAAACTTTATTCTTATTTAATTAATATTATAGACTTAATCCTCTCATATTATACATTTGTTATTCTTATTAATTAAAAGCCTATAATTTTTTGATTATTTTAGTACCTACGGCGTTTTTAAACCTATATATTAGTATAAAATATCAATTTAAAATTAGCTTTTGGATTATATTTCACGGTACTTTATACCAAATTACACATTTGTATTTATACTACTTTACATACTTTTTAAAATCAAATTTTATTCTTATGTTATTATTTATCTACCTTTCTTCTCTTAACAATATATTTAAAATTAGTTCTATGCTCTGTTCTATATATAGAAAACACCTACTAATTTAATAGTAAGTGCTTTACTAATGTTATCCGCATAAATATGTTATTAAAAATACACATATAAGTATTATAAGTGTTATATTAATAATACTTATATGTGTATATTTTATAAAAAGTTTCTTATGTAATTTACAATCGCAGACACTTTTATTGCATGATTTACTACATTGTCTACTAATTATGTCCCTATTTACAATTCTACCTATTGAATATAATAATAAGTTCAACAAATTGAATATTGAAAATACGACAAACCCCGCTATAACCATTACTCCCAAAAAAACATTATGATTGTTAATATTTGCAACCTTATCAAATACTTGTGCCAATATATTTAAGCCCCCAAATAAAGCAAAAGTTATAGATGAAAATATACCTAAAATCGACACATACGAAGTTTGGGCTGTTTCCATTTTCTTGTTAACTTGATTCACTCTCTTGTTAATTTTCTTTACATTAACTTGTGTATTTTGGGCTTGTTCATTAACTTCGTCAACTTTATTTTGAAAATCCTTTACATCATTACGTGCATTTTCTGATATTTTTCGTAATTCTCTTAATCTAATATTTTCCAAATTTATATGGTCCCAAAGTTTATTAACGCCTTTCTTAATTTCAACTTCTGATATGTTATCTTTTATGTCTTTAATCTTTTGTGGTAAAAAATCTCTTTCCTCATCTTTTTCAATAGAGAAAAGTACTCTTGTTATATCAGAGTACTCATGTCTATAATTATTCGAATAAATATATCTGAATTCTTCAACATACTTTTGGAATTTATGATCATCTAGTTCAAAATCATGTGCTAATTCAGTGATTATCTCTTTTAACCTCTTATCTTTTTCGCTTATAACCATACCCTCATCACCTAATTACAAAATTGTTCTCTCATCTTTTCTTTAGTTATTATTTTACCTTTATCATATGTGTCTTTCCATGGTCTTTCTGAATGAGTGTTTTGCACAAGCTCCCATGCACTCAATTTGCTCTTTTCCTTTATAACTGAATCCATTATATCTATTTCGTTTTTAGTAAACTCAGAATTATATTCCTGGCGATCATCTATATTACTGGAAGAATAATTATTAAATTCATAATAAACATCTCTCACTACTGGTCCATACTGCCAAGCTTCTATATCATCTCGAAATAAGGCTTCACCATTATTATTTTTCATGAATTCTCCTTGGACATAATATAATATTTTTTGCAATTGCAAATTACTTATTGGCCTATCAAAATCAATACATTTATTTATTATATACTTTGCAATATCTAAAGCGTTATGCACAAGTTCCACCTCCTCATTTCAATAATTTCAAAATGCTAATATACATATATACCTTAGCGACATATATGTATTATTATATCACTATTTCCCAAATTTTCAATTTGTATTGTTTCAATCCATATTATTTGATTTTATATTAATTGTTATTACATAAAATAATTATAATTTAAATCATATTGTTTTTAAGTAGCCTGTTTATTATGCATATACACTATAATATGTATTTATTTGTTAAATATTTCTTATTCTAACCTATATCGTTTCTCCCACTTATAAATATAGTAAAACCTATGGACCTTATTGTTTTCAATTAACAAAAATTAAAATAAGCACCCGAAATGCTTTTCCATTACACTAGGTACTTATTTTATATATCTAATTATTTTACAACACTCTGAATTGAAGTAAGTTTATTAATCAACTCTCCATTTTTATTTGCTAACTCTGAATTGCTAGCCTGTAACTGTGCTTTCTCTGTGTTTAATTGATTTATTTGAGCTTGTAAAGTGTTTTGCTCTTGACTCTTCTTCTCTGTCTCTGATTTGGCGCCAACTATAATTTGTTCTATTGCTGCATCTATAAGAGTATCTATTTCAGTAGTCTCTTTTATCTCAGCAAACTTTAACCCTGCTTGTATTATTTCTTTAGCTTTTATCTTGCGTTGATCTGCTGAAAGCTGAGAAGATATATAAAGTTGTTCTACTGCTTTTACTGCCTTTTCTGCAAGTGTATCTATAATATCTAATACATTTAATATCTTATTGTTTGGCTCTAAAGACTTTCCAGCTTTTATTATAGTTCCTGCATCTTCTATAATAACTCCTGCTTCTTTTATTCCTGTGCTTACATTAACGCCCTTCTTTTTTAAGTACGCAAATACATACCCAGCTCCACACACTCCTAAAATTATTACCATTGCAATTATAAAATTATATTTTTCCATTTATAAAACTTCCTTTCTATTATTTAAATAATTTGTTCCATGATTTATTTCCGAATAATCCATCTGGATTTAATCCTTTAGACTGCTGCCATGCTTGTACATGGTTTGCAGTATCTCGTCCATAGATGCCATCAAAATTAATACCCATGTTATACTGGATAACACGAGTAGGTATTCTATTAACGTAAGGTCTCCCACATAATGTTTTACTATAGATAGTTCCGATTGCATCAGTACATTGCTGTCCCCAGATGCCATCTATTTTCAAACCACAAATTTGTTGAAATATTCTTATCTGCTGTGTGGTGGCTTGCCCTTGCATTCCATCCACTGTTAAGTGCGAAGAATATAAAACTGCATTTAATTGGGCTTGTATAGTTTTTATCCTATTATACGGTTGAACTTGCATGTTAGATTGTACCATCCGTGGTGCTTGTCCCGTAAAGATACTATCATTAAAATAATCAGTATCTACGTTACCTATTATCCCAGGAATACAACCAGTTTCACTATCTTGCCAACTTACTAAGCATGGATATTGCAAAGGCTGTCGTCCATAGCTCGCCAACCATAAAGGAATGTTACTGGGTATATTCCCTTGTAGGTACTCGTAATAAAATGATAACCCTGTGTAAATACCTATTTTATAACCTTGGCTCTGTACATAAGATATAAACTTATTTGTATAGTCTATAGCCTGTTGCTTTGTCCAATTCGGTTGATTTTCTATGTCTAGCCATAAACAGGTATCCATTTTTAGCCCTTGTATCCTAGATAAGAAATGTTGTGCTTCAGCTACAGGTTGCCCTGTATTATTTGCAAAATGATAATACCCAATTTTAAGTCCTGCATTAGTTATTTTAGGATACCTATAATTAAGCAAACTATCATTGTGGTATAATCCCTGTGTAGCCTTCTGTATAACTACAGATACACCACTATTTTTTACTTGTTGCCAGTCTTGAATGTTGTCATATTCATATATATCAATACCTTTATAGATTGTGGCGTGTACATTTAAAGGTATAAAAAAAGTAGCAGATACAAAAGTAAATGCTACTAATAAAGTTACTATTCGATTTTTCAATTTTATTACATCCTTTCTTACTTTATTTTTATTAAATATCCTAAAACAAAAAGGGTTATGGTAACTAATATACCAAAACCCCATTTGAGAGTATTTACTAAGCTTTTTAACTGCTCACAAAGATTTTCAACCTTTTCATCTACAGCTGATGACCTTCTCTCCAATTTTTTAAGTCTGTCGCTGTGATCATTCAGTCTTACATTATGCAAATTAATTTTCTCGTCAATAACCTTGTGCCTTTCTTCGCACAATTTTGCATCATAATTTTCACTCATTTCAATCCCTCCTAAAATAAAAATAACATCCTATTTGGATGTATTTAACCTATTTTCTATTGTTTCTAGTCTTTTGTCTAACCTTTGCACGGAATCTATTAGATAAGCTACAATTGTTTGCGTATCCGGAATACGGGTATCAGGTGCAGGACTCGACCATAAATCTGGGTCTGAATTTGTTATTGTCTCCAACAACAATCCAAGTTGATAACTCTTATCTCCATAAGTAAACCTATTTAACTTTAGTGTTTTTAAAACTTCCAAACCATTCTTTGTTGTCTCTTGTACATTAGTTTCATACATAAAAGATCATCCTTTCTTTTGTAATTCTTGTATAGCGCCAATTAGATACGGAATTATTGTGTCATAATTTGGTGCAAAGTAATTTATCCCATCATCTGTTGTGTATAGTACCCTTGCAAAATCAGTATTTATTTTCATTAGTTGCTGAGCTATTACACCTACATCAATATGTTCTTTTGTATCTATAAAATCAAACTGTTTTAAGTCAATTTTGTTTAAAATATTTAAACAATTAGTAGTAATTGGACTTATATTTGTTTTCAGGCGTTCATCGGATGGATTAAAGTTTTGTGCCCAATACGTATTTCCGTCATCACAATGAGCTCCAAGACTACGTCCTGATTCATTCATAATAAAGTCTACGACGTTCCTTGAACTTAGAATATAGTAATCTTGGGATGTTCCATTATCTATCGTATTTCGTACCAAATGATAATTCCAGTCTTTGCCATCATCATCAAAGCCCACTTCAAACTCTGTAGCAGTGGCTGATACCCCTATGCCTTTATTGGCAGAAGCATTGTTACACATTATACTTATTGCTGAACTAGAAACATTTATACTGTTTCCACCTTGTCCTCCACTTGCTAAAGTTATTGTTCCTCCTCCTAGATAGATAAACTGACCTGCTGCATTTAAAAAGCCTTCTGCACTATTACTACTATTGTACGTAGTATTGCTTGGAGTTAAAATTAAACCATCAGCGTTGCCTTGCAAAACAGAGTACCTTAACAAATCTCCCGCCCAAGTCATGTTCATATCAGCAATTCTGAAAACAGATCTGTTTTCCGATACATTGTATAATTGAAGTCCGTCTATGTTTTGTGTAGCCTCTTGCCAACTTCCTATTGTTCCATAAATAATAGAACCCGGTGTTGTTATTCTCCTTGCATTAAGATTATTTGTATCTATCCTATCTGCACTTATAGTTCCTGTCGTGATGTTAGAACCGTTTATTGTTGTGCTTCCTTGTGTCTGCAAACTATTAAATGTTACGTATCCGCTTAGATCTATATTTAAAGCAGATTGGCTTATTTTGCTCGAGGACTGATTTATCATAGATACCAAATTATTTCCGTTAAAATCGGAGGATGATACTTTTGAACTTATTAGATTGGCAGTCTGCTCTATCTGTGAAGTATGTGTGTCTATTTGTTTTTGTATATCATCCATATTATAAACAAATCCCGTAGGAGCTTTAGTCCCTTCTATAAGTGTTACATTTCCAATACTAGTCAAATATCCACTTCTCCAGACTTGAGCTGTCCCTCCATGTGCGAAATTTACACTTACAAAATTTGATGGAGTTGTGAAAGTGAAAAATTGAGATGTATTAGGCTGTGAATAATCATAGTCAAATTTGTTCGTATTTATACAGCTCCCATTGCTGTCATAATACTCCATTTGATTATAAACCCCATTAACTCCCTCCTTTGATGAGTTGAATACTATTGTATAAGTTGTATTTGGCTTTAATATATCAGTTAGGTCCTGTGAAATTCCTGAGTTATAAATTTGATGTCCTATATATAGTGTTCCGGTAAGAATATATGAGCCTTGCCCTTGCTCACCATAAATTTCAGGGTTGCCCCAAAAGCCCCAATAGTTCGGGGCTGTAGTACTCCCTGGAATTGCACCTTTTAAAAAGTTTCCATTGTGAATTAAATTGTTTATTCCTATGTTTATATTCCCAATAGAAGCTTCAATATCAGTTTCAGAAACCGAACTTGTTATCTTACCATGATTAGCCTGTATAAATGTTTGTATATCTTTAAAGCTACTATAATTATCTGTAGTGTCCCAAGTTTGTGTGTTTAAATTAAATCCTATAGCGTTGGCAGTTTCTGTTACTTGTGATGATACAGAACTAATTGAACTTTCAATATCTAATGGACTAGGGCTCCAATCTGTAGTCTTGTTACCTTTTTCTAGCTTTAAAGAGTTTAAATAAACTAAACCATTCATTGAGAAATCTATATTCAAGTTAGCTGTTTTAAAGACAGAATTAAATTTAATTGGATAAACGTACTTTTTCCATACTCCTTGAGTTAATTGACTTGAAACTATATCGCCCACTTGAGCCCAAGTGTCGAGTAAGTTATTTGATGCGTCATATTGAGGAAAATATATTCTTAGGTCACTTGTAAATTTGGATAAATCAGGGCACATTAAGTAAAAACTTAATACATAAGTTTCTCCTGGAATAACTTGATTAGAAAGATTTTGAGATATTCCACCATAAACATTCGAAGTAGCACCCGTTATATTTATACATACAGAATTATTTTGGTTATACTTGTTGTCTGTTGATATTGTTGCACACCCTTGAACTCCTGTTACTCCCCAATGGTCTAATCCATTGAAGGCAGTATTTCTTAATACATTTGTTCCTCCAATTTGCATGTTATCTAAGTTTTCTGTAATAGAACTAAACCTAGCACTCAAAGTTTCATTATCTACAGTTATACTACTACCATCTATTTTAGTAGTAGCACCGTTGATTGCCATAACTGTTTTTTCTATATCTATCTTTTTAGGATCTAAAGAGTTATCATCTAATTTCCCATAACCATCAGTAAATCCTTCTTTAGTCTGTCCGTTTTCATTAAATAATACTGTGTTTCCATCTGCACCTCTAACTAATAATCCAAAAGTTTTATTGTCATGATTAATATCACCTATACAAATTCTTTCGTATAGCTGATTATTGGAGTCAGTATCAAATATCTGCAATCTATTGTCTTGTATAGTTAATCTACCATTTGAGCCAATCACTCTAAATTTAGTAGTACTTATATCACCTGCATTTAATTGTGCTATGTCCACATCACTTATTTGTGCATGCCCTATCGCACCATTAGCAATTATTCCACTTCCTGCAGTAATAGTATTAGTCTTTATATTATCAGCGGTTATTATTTGCGATTTAAGGGTGTTAGTAGTGAGGTCCATAATAGTTCCAACAGATGCTTTTAAATTATCTATATTTGCACTTGTAGCCTCCAAATTTTTTATAGTAGCATAAGTGGAGCTTAAAGTATCAATAGTAGCATTAGTAGCATGCAACTTGTCTATATCGGCTTGATTAGCTTTAATATAGTCTGTTATTATTTCATGAGCTCTTAAGGTTTCAACCGTATCATTTGAGCTTTGAGAATAATCGCTTCTTACAGCTCCAGTATTAATCATAAATGCTCCAATATATACAGTGCCTTTTGCATCCTTATTTTCCGACCTAAAATTAATCTGCTTTATTATATCTGCATCTGTACCAACTGTAAGATTAAATTGTTGCTCCATAGTCTGCCAGTCAGAATCAGTGCTATTAGCGTAAATAGAACATACATTATTTAAAGTTCTATCATTACTTTCATAAATGCTAAATCCCGTTAATTGTTCAGGCGTTAAATTAGAGCTATTTATCTCTACCCTAAAAGATACAGTACCTGCCGGTAGAGCATTTCCACTTATGGTTAATTCTTCACCAAAGCTATTATAAGCATGTGCAATATAAGTATAGTTAGATGTGTTAGTAACTGTAAAACTAACTCCTTCATCAGCCATAACTTGATTAGAAATTATCCCACTGCTATCTTGCTTCAAAGTCCAATTACCAGCTGAACTATTTGCTAAACATCTTTGAAATACTACATCTAAAGTGCCTAAAAGAGCATCTGTCATAGACACACTTATGTCACTTTTTACATTTAAATTGTTCCACTTTGTATTTAGGGAAAATGTCATTTGCTGTCCATTATAATTGTTAGGATTATTGATTACCGAACTTTTAAATACTTTAGCTCCTGGTGGCAATTCAAAAACTTTATCCGTAGCATGCAATGCATCAGCATTAACTACAGAAGCACCATTATTTGTCCACTCTGTTATATATTTATCTTCTAAACTACTATGGTCAAATAAGTTGTTTCCTCCACTTGTAGCACTTTTAGCTATAGTCTGCATACTGTTAGGTAGCTCTTGCATTTGTGCTTGTAGCACTTTTATATTCTTTTCATTTTGCTTTGATATTTGAAATAAGGATTTTTGATTATGGCGGATTATATCATTTTGAACATTACCCAATGTTATTGTTTCATATCTCTTTATTAAACTATCATAGGTATATCCTACAAGCTCGCCAATTACATCTACGTCTAACGCTTTTATGGTTACATAGTCGTATGGATGTACTTCTTCCAAAACAGCATAGTCCTTATATTCTTCTGTTTCGGCAAGATCTATAAAGTTTACACTATAACTGTATACTGGAATATCAATATGTTTACTATTGTATAAATTTTTTACATAATCACGCATCAGCTGATACTTTTGGTTGTCTGTATATTTCTGCTGTTCTTCTGTTAATTGAACTTCAACAGCCTTAACATACGGATGTGAATATTTATTTATCAGTGGTGAATCTACATATTTTTCGGGAAGCTTCAAAACAGGCTTCAAATCATCATCCGTGTTGGTATCTGTGGTAGTTGTAGTGTCCGTAGAAGATGTGTCCATAGTGCAATAAGGCATACATCTAGTCATTAAATTAGAATCATCACCCGATTGTTCAAATCCTATAAGATTCTTAGAGTATCTTATTACTACACCACGGTTTTTCCCTGCTTGTTTAAACATGCCTATGCTAAAATTGTCTCTTACAAGCTCTCCGCCCCAGCGACTTAAATAAGAATTATCATCATCCCCTATAAGAGCATTTATTGGGTTCTTTCTAATATAATAAGCTGTGTTTATATCTGTAATATCTCCTGCCCATCTAAATGGATGTGAATATTGTGTATTGGCTAAAATATATTGCCCTGCTTCAACTCCTGTTTTCCCTGTAGGTCTTACATCTTCAAGAAAATTGTCATTAAGATCATAGGTTATATGATATCCAGTGACCTCAATGTAAAAATATCCTGAGCTATCATCCATCTTTTTACTTGGTGTATTCAAGCGGAATAACTGATCTTGTTGGTATGCTACAGGGCATTTAATTATTGCACCCTTAACTATTTGTTGCCATGCTGTGTCACCTTGTATTATTGGATACACTAAGTCTATTTGAAATTGACCGTTCTTCTCCCATGTGACTTCACATTTAGCTACATTTCTTAGAACTAAATCATTCCTATCAAACCCCTTGGACTTATTCTTATTATAGAGTATTATCATTTTATCACCTGCCTATATATGCACATAAAACTTTCCAATAACTGCGTATGGTTGCAAATTATTATGTGATTGTCCTCCACCTGCATCTACCATGTATCCATCTTGATTAGTTGCTGTATTAACCATACATCTATCAGCAAAGCCATTATAACCGTTAACGTAAGGTGGCATTAAACTGTAATGTCCAGCGTTTTCTGCTATGCATTTATACATATACAAGCTGTGGCGGTGCACGGGCATTTCTGCTGTAGATAAAGTATGTACCTTTTCGCCTCCAGTCTTATTGAGTGCGTTAAATTCATCTTGTGTAGAGTCAATAGCAACTGCAACTCTGCCACTATAATTAGGCAATCCATTAGGATATATTGTTTTTAGAGCAGAATAATTTGTTAGGTCTGTAACAGTTCCATCCAGTGGTAGCCAAAATCTACTATCTAAAGTGATTGGAGACATAACAATACAACCTGTTTCAAACTTTTCCAATGCATCTATTTGTGTTTGCATTGCACTAATTTGACTTTTCATTGTTGTTATTGCATCCATAGCCTTTAGCAACGCTGGGTAGTTCGGATCATCCTGCATGTTTTCATAACTTGTTACTGCTTCAACTATGTTCATAGTGCCTGTATTAGTACTTAATGTAGAAGAACCATCTATAAGTGTTAATTCAATATTAACTTCTCCGGTTTTATTTATCATACTGTCAGGAAATGTAAGCATATAGTGCCCTATTGACGCATCTTCCAATTCTGCTTGTTGTGTAACTGTACGACCATCTGGTGTTTTTGCACTACACCATAGAACCATTCCAGAAGTATTTTGTACTACTCCATTACTTACTATTGTTATATCTAAACCACGGCTCTTATGGTCGCTAGTTTTTATATCAGGCAATCCTACCAAAGCCTTATTAAATTCTAAGGCTAATGGATAATATCCGTAAAACATTTTCTAATCACTTCCTTTATAATAAAAAGGAATCCTAAATTATTTTAGAATTCCTAATTTCATCAATATTTCAAGACTTTCCGTCCTAATATCTTGTGGTAAATCTTCTATTTTCATTTCAATAAATTCCAAAGATTCTGTTACATCTTCTTTAAGAATCGATAAGTACTCTTTATATTTTTTATCATGTTCGCTAATAACTTTCTCATATTTCTTTTTAATAGGCTTGATTTTTTCATTAAATTCTTTTATTTTCTCTGATGGAACGGAATAAGCTCCATTACTTGGCACTCCAATTTTTCTAATTAAATCATCACGTTCTTTTATAAAAGGCTCTATTATATTGTTTATATCTTTTTCTACTTCGCCCAATGTACTTATTTCTTGCTTTATTACGCCCTCATTTTTTAACAGCAAATATCTAAATTTCACACTACCCTTGCTCTTTTCTGCCTGTATTGTATTATAAAGTTTAATTATATCTTCCTTAATCATATTTCCCTCCTATAAGCTCCGCCAATGTGGAGTTATTATTACTTTTTGAATGTTACCAGTAAATTCTATTATGTTTTTACCGGCATATAGCGCTGGAAATTCTCCACTCATATTCATACCAAGATTTTGAGTTCCCTTATATGTTTGCTGTAACTCGGAATCACATTCTATTAGCTGATCCACGGAATAGAAATCTGTTTCTACTCCATTTACCATCATGCCTATGTCACCTTGTCCATAAATTTGCAAGTGTGGCAACGATAAATCGTAATTGTTCATAAGAATAGTTTTCCATGTAGTACTTGTTGGTGTCCATTCTAAAGGTACATCCCCACTTTTTAGATATGCATATGGAAAACAACTAAAAGTAATCGTGCAATTTCCTATCATTTTTATTATTTTTTCAAATGGTATCTTATTATCTATACTTGCACGCCAATAGCGATCGAATTGATTGCTTAAATATAGTTTGCTTGTACCTCTAAGCCATTGCTTTAAGTAATCATAATCATTACCCTCATATGTCATTTTAATTTCTTTCTCTATGCTTTCATATACATCTTCTCCGTATACGTTGCTTTGTACAATTCTTAAATCCCCACTTCGACCAGGTACTTGCTGCTTGTTAACTCTTCGCTCTGGTGTATCAGGTAACGGTAACTGAGTAATTACAACTCCATCTATATCTAAACTATTAATATTGTTAAATATTATATATGGATTCTTTCTCATTAATTGATTCCCTTCCCTCTCTGATAATCTTGGTTAATGTTATAAGCATCTCTCATTACCTTTTTCAAATCAGTATATCCATTTATGGTTACATTGTTAAAATTAAGAGCTATTCCACTATTAGCCTTATTCGTTTGTTTGCCTATAGGAGGATTTTTCTGCACTGCTCCTATAGTTTCAGGGTTTATTTTCAATCCAAGCTTCATGTCACTAGCCATACCCTTAATGGCGTTGGCAACCATACTTTTATTTTTATTAATTCCATTTGCTAAACCTTTCATAAAATCAGGCATCCAAGTTTCGTAATCCACTAATGGTCCTTCATCTGGAACTGAGAAATGAAGGAAACTTCTTATTTTGTCTGCTACCCCAGAAACTGCATCGCCAATTTTTCCAATACCACCTGTAATACCATTAATAAGTCCATCTATGAAATCTTTCCCCCACTCAAGGGCTTTCCCAGGTAAACTAGTTATAAAATTTATAGCTGAATCAAATCCATGTACAATGGCATTCCCAATACCGCCTACAAAGCCTACGAACCTTCCTGGAAGTGATTCAAAGAAATTCACAACTGCGTTCCATGCGCTTACTATTGCATTACCAACATTTTGAAAAGCTGTTGGTATACCTTGAATTATGTTTACTATACCTGCCCACAGGTTTTGAAAAAAGTTTCTGAAACCATTCCAAAGCGATTGTGCAGTATTAATAGTACTATTCCATAGGTTATTTAAGAAACTCACTAGTCCGTTCCATACTGATTGAGCAGTGTTTACTATACCATTCCACAAACCACTAAGAAAAGTACTTAAAGCATTCCAAATAGCTTGAGCACTAGAACTTAAATTTTGAAATGCCCCAATACAGAATCCAGAAATAGCCTGTATTCCTCCTGTAAATATAGACCCTATTCCGTTCCATATATTGCTAAATGATTTTTGTAAATCTGTAAAAATCAGCTTAACATCTGAACTCAACTTTTTAAAATTACCTGTAACTAAATCCAGAATAATAAGTACAGGCGCCATAACAATAGTTTTTATTGCTTCCCAAATACCTTTTATAGTAGTTTTTAAACCTTTTAAGACATTTGTTACACCAGTACTCATATTACGCCATATATTTGTTATACCATTAGCAAAAAACTGAACTATTGGATTTATTACTGATACTATTCCGTGCCAAGCCGAACTAGCAGCAGTCTCGATTTTTTTCCATATATTAGTCAAGGTGCTTACTATACCATTCCATGCACTTGAAAGTCCTGTTTTAATATCGCTCCATAGTTTAGAAAAAAACTCTTTAATTTGTCCCCAATGTTGGACTATGAGGACTGGTATACCTATAAATGGAACCACAGCTACCAAAATTGTTGTACCCCATTTGCTTATAAAATCTTTTAGAAAATTGAAGACGCTAACAGCTACATTCTTAATGCTATTAAATGCTCCATTAACAATATTTCTAAAAGTTTCTGAATGCTTATATGCATAAATTAAACCAGCAACTAGAGCACCTATCGCAACAACTACAATTCCTATAGGATTAGCATCTAGAGCTGCATTTAGTAACCATTGTGCTACAGTTGCACTTTTTGTTGAATTTTGCATTGCATCTAATGCAACACATGCAACACCTTGTCTTATAGCGCTAACTGCAATTAATGCATTGTTTATTTCTTCAACTGCATTTACAGCTAACACAGTCGCCTTATAAGCTACAAATGCTCCTGTTATACCTGCTATTACAGTACCAACAATAGTTCCATGCTGTGCCATCCAATCAAATGCAGTTTTTAGTGCACCCAATCCACCTTGTGCAACTCCTAACAGTGTTTTCCCTAGATTACTACTAGAACTATTTAGCTGCGGGAAAATACTTGTTGCTATTTTTAAAACATCTTGTCCTATTCCTAATATTATAGGACTCAACTTTTTAAAAGCATCAGATATAAAATTTGATGCACTTTTTATCGCATTCTGAATAGATGGCATAACAGAATTAAATCCAGTTACTAATTTATTAAAAGCCGGCAATATAATTGCTCCTATACTTTGTCCAAGACTTGCTAAATTCATTTGTGCAACCCTTACCTGATTAGCAAACGAAGTACCTAAAGTACGTGCGAAATCCCCCTGAGCATCTTTGGTTACATTCATTAAATAATTATATCTTAGCTGTGTCTGTTCGCCCTGAGACATTGCTTCATAAGGTTTTTTAATCCCTTGACTTAATGCAAAAGCTTTTAGATTCGCTACATCCATATTTATTCCTAACTGCTTAAGTGGCTCTGTCTCTCCTGAAATTCCACTACGTATCTTTTCCCACATTTCATCCGTGGAAACATTATAAAAAGAGCTCATATCACCTGTAAGTTGAACTAATGACTTTGACATATTAGCAGCAGAGTTTTCGGTAACACCACTTGATTTTAGCATAGCGCCCATAAACCCAGCCCATTGTGTACTAGCTGTTTGGGATATTCCTGCACTTTTTGCTGTTGTTTTTGACCAATCCTCTATACTACCAGCACTTGTTTTGAATGTTTGCTCAACAACATTTTGAGCTTCACTCAAGTTTGATGCACTATCTGCTAATTTAAAAGCTCCAGCTGCTGATCCAGTAAAGACTGTACCAGCTAAAAGTGCACTTGATATTGTTCCCCTTAAGCTAGTAACAAGACTTTTAGAGCTCTTATCAAGTTTCGAAGTTGAATCGCTATTTTTGTTAATACTTTCACTTAATCTTTGAAATGCACTTGTGTTCTCCGACTCTTGTATCTCTTTATTTGAAATTATTAATTTTTTGTTTTCTTCTTCAAGCTTTTTATAACTAAGTTCTAATTGTAATACACTATTCTCAACTTTTTTATATGCTTCCGAGTCTTCCCCAAAAGCTGCTTTAGTCTCTTTAAGCACTGCATTGCTCTTTACTATTTGACTACCTAGCTCAGCCATTTTAGCTTTATTTGTCTCTATTGCTTTATTATTTATTTCAATTGCACCAACACTATTTTTATTGCTTGCTACCCAGAGTTTTAGCTTTGAATCCAAGTTTTCAAAATTTGTTCCGGTTTCCTTTAATGAGTTTTGAAAACTCTTCATATTAGACTCAAAGTTTTTATTTACTTCATTCGCACTTTTTACTCCATTTTCTAAACCTGTCATATTTTCTTGTGCTTCTTTAATACTTCTTGAGAATCCATCTCCATTTACTTTAAGAGTATATGAAAGAGTCCCTAAATCTAATGTTGCTGACATAATACACCTCCTTTCTAAAAAAGAGCATAAAAAAAGAACCACAAAATGTGATTCCTAAATTAATTCTAAAATTTTAAGTGCTACTGGATGATTAGGTTTTGTTTTTAATGCTCCATTTATCCACCATCTAGTATTTCTTATGTCGCCTTTTCTATAATTTGAATTTGCCATACTCATTTTAAATGCAAATTTATAATCTTTGCTTGTTGCCATCTTAAACAAGCCATAAATTAAAAGAATAAGTCCCAAAAATATAATTGGTAAAAATGCAACTCCTACTATAACACAAACAACTCCAGCCACAACACTTAATGTTATTCTAAGAGGTGTCTTAAAACATTGTCTTTCATCAAGTGTAAGTAATGATTCCAAACTACTATAATTCATTACTGGGTGTTTTACTTGCATATTCTTTTTATCTACTTTTTGTTTTTTATTAAGATCATACTGTTTAGTATTATATATTCCAGTACCAGGTATTCCAACTGTCCTAGTGAGCTTGCCTTTATTGTTTACAGTTACTCTAGCGCCTTTAGTACCCGTACTAACACTAAAGCCTTTTTTACCTATATTTAATCTTGTATTTTTGCCTAATTTTATACTTTTTCTAACTCTCCATCCCATGTGCAATCACCTCTAAGGCAAATTATATACCTTTTTACTTTTTATGTCTATGTTGAAATTCTTTAATAGCATCATAGTCTGGTTCAGTTATTGAAAGCCTCTTACAATCATCTAAATATTTTCTTCCTTCTTCTGTCTGCAAGCAGTCATCTATAAATTTATTTCTACGCATAAACATAAAGGTATCAAGAGGTAATTTTAACACTCTGTAATAATCTAGTCCGGAATAGTCAATCACCGCCTTGATACCACTCATAAAATCTATTTCCCCACTTTCTTCTTCCTTGCCTGGTTTTGTGGGGCACTGCAGTTTGGGTTTGAAGTTATTTCACTCATAAACTTTGTAAAAGCATTTAGAATAGCAATTTCCATAGCATAATTTATATCGTTTTCCTTTAACCATTCGTCTGTTATTTCAATATTATCCTTATTGTTATTTAAGATGCTTTTAACTAAGTTCTTGAGCATATTCATAAGTTTAGTGATGGTTTCTTCATCCTTTATGTCATCCTCACTCATTCCAGCTGCTTTGGTTTGATAGCCAATAAATTTTATAGCCAATTCCTCTGTAGGCTTTTTTACATGAAGCACATTGCCTTTTGGTGTTTTTATATCAAGTGTATCTTCTTCATATATACTTAAATCTAATATTTCACTCATATTATCCTCCTATGCTGTAGCTGTAGTAAATTTAATTATTTGTTGATTTAACTTTTGATTATAGATATCAGTAACACCAGCTAACACTATGTCGTATGTCTTTCCTGCTGTTAAGCTTGATGATGGTGTTAGCGTTATAATCTTACCTGTTGCATCTGCCAAAGCTGTAAATGCAACTAAAGAGTTATCACTTTCATCTAATAGTGAAATATTACTATAGTCTTTTATCTGATTATTAAAGGTTACTGTTATAGTAGAGTTTACTGTTACATTAGTTGCATTGTTTGCTGGAGTGCTACTACTCAATGCTAGTACTGGAACTGTACTAGCTGTTTCTTGTTCATCTCTAAATTCTACTAATGTTCCATCATCCTGACTTAGTGCACTAAACTCGGCGTCATATGTTGTCTCTTTGTCTGGGTTAAACTGAAACGTAAATCCGCTTCCAGCATTACCAACTAAGGTCATTCTTAATTTTTTCCCGGTTTTTTTAGTATGAACAAACCTTATTAAGTAGCTATCCATATAAACTTGTCCACCGATCTTAAGAACCTTTTCATTTTTGCTTGCATCTATGGACATTGTTGCAGGACTTAATTTATTTAAATTATCTATGCACCATGTTAAAATCCCACTCGTAAATGTTACTTCTTCTTTAGTTATTATTCTTCTTACAACATAGTTATCGTCATCAACAACCTCATATTGGGTTGGCTTGTATGTCAGTTTCGCTCCGCCTTTTATTCTTCCTACATTATTATCATCATTTTCTATTACTTGATCACTTGGAATAATACTTCCATTAAAAAGCATTATATATAGTTTTCCACTGCCAAGTATAATATCATTCTTATCCATCTATATACCTCCACTCTATTTGTAAATAAATAAATTTTTCATACATGTTACTTTGAATATCTTCTAAAGAACCACCACCATTTTGCTGGCAACTCATTATGTTTACACCATCATAAACATATCCTGCATCATCTTCATATAAAATCAAAAGACCACTCACAGTGTTTATAATTTCCTGTAAATGGTCATAATCATTATCTATTACTCTTATTTCAAGTCTGCTTACTTTTATAATTCCATCATCACTAATAGGTGTATCTGTATAAGTAATACAAGGCACACTATTCAAATTAGCATTTAAAGGGTATATCTTAGTATCTGTATTAGTAGCGTCTAATAATGCTTTTAAATCCTCACTAGTATTTAACTTATTTAATATCGCATATATCATAATTTATCCTCACTACTAAATATAGAATCTAACTTAGCCCTATTCTGTTCTATTGCTGTTTTTAAAAATGGATTAGGTTTCTGCCCTTTTGTACTATAAAATTTACCCGTCAATGGATTTCTATATACCCACGGTACTTCTTGTCTGCCATCACCATTTACTGCATATAATCCAGTCCCTTGATGAACATATACTGCATATTCTAAAGGACTGCCTATAACCCCAGTTACCTCATGTAAATCTAATTGCTTCTTATGTGTTATACTGGCCCTTAGTGCTCCACTCTCAACAGAACAATTTTTCTTTGCATCTAGTTCTATTGTTACTAAACCCTTCTCCATTTTATTGAGCATAGAATTATATATCTTTTTTTCTAGATCAGATAAAGAGCTTATAACTGCTTGCATACCTTCTGTTATATCAATGTCCATATTATCACCTACTTATATGTTCTTTTGCAATAATAACTGTGTGAATCTACCTGCTGTATTAACAAAGTTTATATTATAAATTGTCCCATTATCATTAATCCTATGTCCTGTATCTTTCTTAGTCTCATTTATAGTCTTTTCAACTGTTAACCCTGTATTTGTACTTTGATTATATAAAACATTATTAGGATTCATTACAGAACCACTCACAGGGTATATTGCTAATTCAATTGTTTTATCTATTACCCAAGTTTCTTTTTTCTGTCCACTGGAAGATTGCACCAATGCCTTTTTTTCTAAAGTTACTGGTTTCATATTCCTTCTTATGCAACTCATAATGTCACCATCTTAGCAAAACAATTCCATTCAGCTTTTATTACTTGTGGAATGCCTATTTCATAAGTATTACTTACACTACTATAGCTTTCAGCACTTAGTCCCTCACTGCCTTGTCTGTTATATAAAATCACTGCATAATCTATTATTGAGCTTTGAGCGTTGTCGGGGATATCTAATCTATGGCAATAATTCTGAAACTTAGTTGTAGCCTTAGATAATAATACATTAAGCAGACTATCTTTTTCTGTATCTGTAATATCTAACAATATTTTTAATTCATCTAGCAAGTTATCACCTACTCTTCAACTATAACCTTTGCATTTTTAAATTCCTCTAGATCATCCTTATTTATTTTTACTTTATCCCCAATTTTATAGCACTTCTTACCATGCTTTATATTTTTAATTAGTTTAACTTCTATTTTTACTGGTTTTGTTACCTTTTCAGTATCTTCTGTTTTTACTTCTTCTTGTACATCTGCCATTTAAATCACCTTTCTTATATAAAAATAAGAGAACTTAAACAAAGCTCTCTTTAACCTATTGTTGCAATAAATATACTATCTATAGTTTCAAATGAAGGCAATGCTATTTCTGATACTATAGTCTCAACATTTACTGGATGTGGATGCTTAATTGTAGTAATTGCCACTCCTGTATTTACAATACTTACTTGTGCATCTGTAACTCCCGTCATAAGATCACTCTCTTCTGGAGTTGTACCAAAATAAGTGTTTCCTAAATTACCATCAGGAAACAAAGTAAATGTTTCGTCTGGATAAAATAAATGGCTTGAACCATCTTGTAACGCATATTTTTTATTGTATACTGCCACTTGTAAAGTATATGAAGTTGCAAGGTATTGTTTAAGCTGTGTATCAGTTATTGCGACATTAGCACCATTTGAATTTAATGTATTTACTGCTAGTCTTACTTTCTGATTACTAAGAAGGTAGTTCCATGTCTTTCTAGTACATATAGCATTTGTAGGTCTTACCCCAGAATCATCTTCTATAGTATCTTGCCATCTTTTTATATCACTTAGTGGATCAGAATTTGCAGTATCACTCCACTTTGCAGTAGTTAAAAGTGTTTCTTTGTGGCTTGATTTAAACTTGTAATCATAGTTATAAGCTATTCCATTTGCACTTATTGCTATCATTCCGGTAGATAATAATTGCATCCTCATCCTTTCATTATCAACTTCTGCACCATTAACAAGGTTTGTTGCATCATCAAAAATTCTAGTTATTACCGGCATTATATATTGTGCATTTGCTGCTCCCTGTGCTTTGTTTAATTCCTGCCTATCTTTTTCACCTATTTTCATAGACTCACGAAAGAATGGCATTTCAGTTTCAATTTTACTGAATCCTATTCTATTTCTTATGCTTGCTTTTGTGTCAAACTCTGCAGGTTGTAATGCTATTGGGAGTCCATTAGCTGCTTTAATCCAACTAAGGTCTAAGCCTAATTGTTTTTTAGGTGGAAATAATGTTGCTCCCAAGTATGGTATTTGGTTTGATCCATTTGTTGTGTAATATGTTCCAATTTCTGGTGCTGTTATGCTATCAAATATATTCATTTATATCACTTTCCCTTCTCTATTTTAGAAATAATATTCTGCCCTTTAATGCTGTAACTGCATCCGCACATGGTGTTGCTGGTAATTTTGCCAAATCCACAAAACCATGTAGTATCATTGCACCTGATGCTGGTCCATAAGTTACATCAACATCATTAAGTAAAACACCTTCTGCATCTACTCCAGCTCCCGCTGTACCAGTAGCACCACCTTGTGTATTCTTGATTGTTACATTGCCTGTACCATTTGCTAGAACTCCACCACCTATGATTGTTCCTGCCGGTACTATTTTTTTGCCATCTGCATTTACTGTAACTCCTGCATCATCTACCATTACATTTAACGCAACGAAATGATCCGCAAACTTTAAAATTTCTATTTTGTTTCCATAATCTGTTTGTACAAATTTGCTCATTTAAATTCCTCCTATTTAAAATAACTTTTTTTAGCATCTTCTAGTACTTTTGTATTAGAAGATTGTTTACTTTGTAATAATTGTTTTGCTAACCCTGTACCTTGTCCTTTACTTGAACTTGAAACATTAAAAGGAGAATGCCCTTTAAGTCTCTCTTCAACTGCTGTGTCTATAGCTTTTTGCCATGCTTTTTCAAAGGAATCTATATTGTTTTTTACTGTATCTGCATCATCTCCTTGGACACAATCTACTAACTCAATAGGCAATTTCTTTTCATTAAAAATGTCTATTTTAGTTAGCTTCATCTCTCTTGCAGCTATAGTTTTTTCTTTCTCTGCTATTTCTGCCTTTTGTTTATCTAACAAATGTTGCTGTTTCTCTGCTGCTGTCATTTTAGCCAGTTTAGCTGCTTCTGCTTTTTGTGCTTCGATATCTGCTTCCCACTTAGCTTTTTCTTCTGCTAATTTAGTAGAAACTATTTTATTTACATCTTCAACGTTATATGTTTTTGCCACATCTGGTTGCTCTTGCTGTGTTTGCTGTACTGTAGTAGCATCCTTGCCTTCTTGTTGTTCTCCTGCTCCACCCGGAGTCCCTACAATTTGGGTTTCTTCCATAGGTGCAGCTGAACATAATTTTAAATTTATTAGGAATCTACCTTTTGAAATTCTATGCATCTATATACCTCCCTTTAATGCCTTTCGGCTTTTCTTGTAGCTTTTAATGCCTTCAACAAGTTTTGGGCAAAATAAAAAAGCCTTATTTCTAAGACTCATTTTCTAAGTAAAGCAAAAGCACCTACTATTTCTATTACTTAGTAAGTGCTTTTATATTTCTTCAATATTTTTATCATAATCTTCTTTTAATCTTTTGTTTATTCGTTCCATTGCTTCAACTGCTTCTTTGGGTGCTTTATCTGTAGGTATATATCCTTTAAATTTCTCAAATGTATACCAATCTAGTTTACCTAAGAACATCATTAAATCTGTATCAACTTTCATAATATCACACCAATCCTAAATCATTTAAAATACTGCTACATAGCTTCTTAGTTTCCTCTATATTACAATTATAACACCCTGATATAACTTCTGACAATAGTTCGGAATAATTTTCACTCCAGTCCTTTGCTAACGCATAATTTGATATATATTTTAATACATATTCATCAGAAGTAATTCCTTCATCCTTTGCTTTTGAATTAATTAGGGCTGTAATTTTTCTAAGTAAACTCTTATTTTTATTTAGAACATGTCCACTTTCATGATAAATTACAGATCTGTAGTCGGTTCCTTTAACAAACCATCCTTTATCAGCATATTTACTATATTCACTTTTAATATACTCTGTATCATCATACACACTTTTATTAAGTATTATACTTTTTCCTTTAGTCAAAGCAAAATCTTCTGTGTTTCCTAAATCCTCATAATTTAATATTAATCCATTTTTTATATTTGCTAATTGTGGAATATCACTAAGTAAAATTTTCAAATCTTCTGAGATTTCCGCTAACATTTTAGAATCACCACAATATTCTTCAAACCCATTTGAATTAATACCTAATTCGGCCAAACTATTAATAAATTCATTAAGATCATCATCAGAAATTTTATTTCCTGGAGTAGGTTTGCCATCATCACTATCCTCATCATTACTTTTACTCATATTTTCCACTTCTTCATCTAAATTATTTAATAAATCTGAGTTACCGTTAGTACCTAAACTATCCGGATCTGCTGCTAAAGTGCATCTACAATTTGCATGTAATGGACAATCTGGCGGATTATCTATCTCAAATGGTTTCTCGTCCATAGGTCCACATTGGTCACATACCTTTTCATCTTCTGCTGTTAACCATATGACTTTGCTATATCCAGCATTTTTAAAGCTTGTAAGTTGTCCATTATTTAAAACATGCATTGTTTCAGTTCTTGCAAGTCTAAGAGAATCATACGCACTAGAACCCATTATCTTTTTTATATCTGCCGCTATATCATTTATGCCTTTTCCTGCTGCTATACTAGCTACAAGGTTGTTATTTAAATTATTAAGCAATTTGTCTTTATTTCTCCATAGTCTACTACTAAAATTACCACCTTGCCAGTTCTGCTTTATTGCAGCTGTAATAAACTTATCATCTAAATAACTCCAATCAACATTAAGCCCTTGTGTTTTATTTATATATTGTATTGTCTTTTGACTTACATCTTGAAAGTTTTGATATAAGCTTTTGCCTAAAAAGGTCTCTTCATTCTGCCCTAATGCTGTTACTTGCTTCTTTATATTGCTTTGTAGGTTGTTTAAGCGATTAAAGCGATACATTTCAGTACTGGTAAGTACCCCGTTGTCTCCAAACATTCTAAATAATTCATCCAGTTGACCTTGAATATTTTGATATAAACTTTTATATTCCTGCAGTAGTTTTTGGTTCTTCTTCTCCTGGTTGTTGTATATACTGTGTGCTATCTGTTGTATTCTGTTCATCCAATACTGGCTGTTGTCCACTAGCTTCACCTCCGGTATCTCTTGAAGGTATGCTGTCTAAGTTTATGCTTGGGTTTTCTTCCTGCTCCTTTTTAATTTTATCCTGTTCTGCTTTTACATCTGTTATAAATGGTATTTGAGCTAATAATGTTTCTTCTGACACAGTTCCTTTTAATCCTTGAACCATCTGAACTATTTCGGTCAGATTTGCTGGTATATTACGTGTGAATGTCATATCTATATCAGTATAAATATAATTGCCACCCTTAATATTTAAAATATTAGTTATTAACTCAATACGTCTTTGCAATGCCCTTTTAAACTTTCTTTCCTTCATAGACGCTATTTGTTCTAAGCAAAATAGCTTAAATCTTATGGCTATTCCGCTTAAGTCACCTGCAAATGCTTCATCACTTAAATCTGGTACATCGCTAAACTTATGGATATCTTTGTTAAGTCTATTCTTATAGTTCTCAATAGCTGTATCATTCATATCTTTAACAAGCCATTGGACGTCTCCATCCTCACCTACTTTAATTGCTCTGTTTTCTCGCATTTGCTGTATATCTCTATTATCTGTACCATCCATATTTTTTATAAGCAAATAAGCATCAGTAAAGTAATCAAAATCATTTTGAGTGTTACTTTGCTGCTTATCATAAGCATCTATAAGCGTTATAACTCTCTCAAAGTCTCCCATTTGCTCCTTGTTGTTTAGATAATGAATTATAGGAACTTCTCCAAAAAAATGTTCTTCTCTATCATCTAAAGTGTAATCAAGTCCATTTTGTGTATAATGGCTTATTTTGTCCGCTGTATAAACATCTATTTTAATAGTTTGATTATTGGTTGCGTCTAAAACCTTATAATATCTAACAGCAACTTTTATCTTAGGGTCTAAAGTAGTATCATATACAGCAACAATTTGCTCATTAGGAACTTGAATAAACCGTGTATTTGCGTTTTCATCTTGAAACAATAATTCAAATGCTTCACCCTGTATACTGCATGTCTTCTCTATCTCTGCATTTTCATCAGCTTCATCATTAAAGTCAAATATACCTTGTAGCGCACTTAAATAACTATCATTGCTAGTTTTACTATTATAGGCTACTGGCTTACCTAAAAAATATCCTGTGCACATATTAACTATATACCCAGGATAATCATGCACAAGCTTATTATTAGGTTTTGAAGTATCGCTCATCACTCTATTTTCTATATCATGGTGTGTCTCATAATATCGTTGCATTTTAATATACCTAGGTCTTATATATGTTTCATGATAGCTTATAATGTCGCTTATAATATCTGTTGTTATTTCATCTGGTAGTTGTCTTATATATAGCACTTCATCACCTCCAATTTCGTAAAATAAAATTTTATCGTAATAAAAAAATAGAGCAAATCCTTTGTTTAAGCCATTTATAACTTTTAGATGCTCTTTACAATATTTATACAGTATATTTATTCAAAATTAGTGCATTTAAAATGTATATATGCACTACAATTTAACACTATTTTATCTATAAACCTAGTCCTCTTATATCTACTGTTTCGAGTTTATTATTCCTAGCTAAGACTGTGTTAACAAAATATCTTAAAGCATCCATGGCATGATCCATAATCTTTACTGGCTTATCTTCTCCACGTTGTAATGCCTTTTCATCCCAAACATAAGAGAAAAACTCCTTAAAGGTATTCGAGCAACAATCATTAAACTGTAATAGCATATCATTTAAAGCACTTCCTATATTTCTTATTCCTTCTAATACATCATTCTTAGCTTTCTTAACTCTGAATTTTCCCTTTTGCTTAATCAATGCTATAAAGCTTGCTGCACTTGGGTCAATAACTATAGCCTTTATTTTTCTGTCTCCAACAAAGTTAACTAAATCATCATAGTACTGGCTATCAGTTTTCTGTTTGCCTTTATCACGTCCACTATAGTAATATTCGTTAACCAAGTACCACTTACCTAAGTAATTGCCCCACAAAAGAAATACTGTAGCGTTCTGTGTACCATAGTCACAACTTACATAAAACTGTTTATAATCCCTCTGTATTGTCTGTACTTTATGCTTAATTTCATCAAACATATCATAAATTAAGCCCTCAGCTTGTACCCATAAACCTAAAATATAACGCTTATAGAATACTCCTGAAAACATACGCCTGAATCTTTCTTTAACTCTTTCTGAAAGGCTTAAATTATCATCCATATCAAAGTGCATATAGAGAATATTCTTCTCCTTGAATTTGTCTATAAACTCAGTCTTGATAAAGTGATATGGGCTTCCAGGATTGCAGTTTAAAAATATCTTTGCGCCATCTACAGAACAACGTCCTATCATTTGGTCTACAAAAGATTGAGGGAATAAAGCAACTTCATCACCCATTGCACCCGCAGCAGTTAGACCTTGGAGTTTATCTTGTGAAGCTTCTGTATTAGCATCATACATATAGTAAGTATTATCTCCTATTACGATAAAGTTCTCTGATCTGTTGTATTCATATTTAAGGTTCCATGCTGTAAGTATTTGTTGCATAGGTCCTATAACATTCTTTTTTAACGAACCTATTGTTTTTCCTGCAAGTATAAAGTTCTCACCAGTAAAATGTTTTAATGACCATCTAATAAAACTACATATCATTGCAATAGTTTTACCTGATCTTATAGCTCCATCAGCTATTACTATATCCTTATCATAAAATGGCGAACCTTTTTCCCAAAAGAACAATAGCTTTTTCTGCTTTAATGAAAATGGTTGGAATTTAAATCCTTTAGTTTTCCTTTTCTTTCTCATTTTCATCACCTTCAAACAGTTCTTTTATTTCGTCTTTGCTTGGTCTAGTAGCTTCAATAAAATCCTTGATGCCTTTGTTATTACTATCGCCACCATTTCCCTTCATGCTATTAATTTCAGCCTTGATTTTTTCATTAGTAAGCTTCTTATATTCAAGTTCGAGCTTAATTTTTTCTTCATTAGATAATAGATTGCTTATTTTTACTAACATATCCATGGCTTTTAATTTATCTGGAAGTTTAATTTTAATGCCGTCTTTTCCCTCTGATACTTCTGCTATTAAACTTGTATCAACACTTATACTATCTTTTAAATCAATATAGCTATATTCCTTTATTTTTTGTTCTTCGGTATTAGGGTCTATAACTGGTATATTTTCTCCTTTATCATTCTTAGTCCACTGTGGTACAAGTTTCTTTCCAAACTCAAGGTAATCTCCTATATCTGAAAAAGCAATATCTTTATATTTCTGTATTAACCCTCTCTTAAGAAATTCCTTATTTAATTCAGCTTCTAAGAGTCTATTTATCTGTTTTTTTATCTTAGGATTTCTTAGGGCTTTGCATCCTTCAACCATTGCAGTTTCGTAAGTACATTTATAAGCTTTTTGGTATGCCTTAGTAGCATTTTGTCTTTTGGAGTATATAACACAAAAGAGCCTTTGCTTATCGGTTAATTCTTCATTTTCTAATACTTCCTTAACCTCATCAGCAATTGGCTCTTTTTTAGATTCTTTATTTACTTTTTTATGTTTGGAACGTTCCGTATTTTTATTACACTTTTTTTGAAACGTTCCATTTAATTTATTATCCCATTGGTCTTTGTTCTTCCATCCTCTTATTGTTCCTGGTGAAAGATCTAAAGTTTCTGCAATCTTAACTAAATCAATGTTTCCATTATAATCTTTATAAATTAAAAATGCCTTATACCTGTTTGGACTTCTTTGCTTTGGCATATCACCTCATCTCCCTTAGTTAGTATCAGTATTATATAAAAAATGCTTATTTGTTTATTGGTATATATCTTTCTCTTTTAATTGATTTTTTAAAAAAGTTCATTTTATTATTCTTTCTAATTTTTCTTTTATCTACTTCTTTTATTTTATAGCTTCTGGAATCATGTATAATTTCTATTCTGTTAACTTTTTTTATATTAATTATCACCCAATTTTTACTATCCTTGTACTTATCATCTATTGGCATACCTTTATACGATAAACTTTTGTAATTACATAGAACAACATATGAATGATCATTCTCTTCATATCCCTCAACACAAACAAGTTTGCCAGTATATATTATGTTTTCTTCATTTATATACAACCTTACCCAAGCACCATAATGCCTATCTATAACATCTTCAAAAATATTTGAGCATACAGACTTATTCATGCCTAAAAAATTAAGTATATTGTTACCTTTTTTACTATTTATAAATCTGCAAAAAATATATGAACTTATCAGAGACAGAAAAATTGTGACAATTGCAAATGATAATGAGTATGTATCGTATTGTATCCTTAATCCTGTAAACAATAGACTTACTAAGCGAACAGTAATATAGCTAGTTACCAAACAACTTAATATGAAATAATTATCCTTCCTACCTTTTTCGGATAGCATATATCTTTTTAGTAAAAAGAATACATATCCTGGTGCTACATATATTATTAGCAATGGTAGTAATTTTAATAATTCTTGAATTTCTGTTATATTACTTTTAATCATCTTTTCCTGGTTGCTTTGGTGGATCAGCTGGTGGGTCGTCATGTGGCGTTTCAAACTTGATTGTAAAATCATCTCTAATTGATTTTTTCTCACCAATTTGAGGTCTTATTCTTTCTTCATCGTTTTGTTGCCAATTACTTCTTTTATACATAATAACATCTCCTTTTAATATAGTACATTCTCCATATTTACCAAAAATCCTTTTATTTTAGACTATTTTAACATTTTATGCTTATTATTGTTATTAAATAAACTAAGTAAATTGTTACACTCAAAACGGAAGTGCTATTGTATCTGTAAAATAAGACGGCTACATTTAAGTAACCGCCTAGACTTTTGCCTTATATATTTTTCTATAATACTATTATAAGGCTTGATTTTGCTTAGTGGCATGCGTTTTTTATGCGTTTTTTATGCATGATTTTTTGTTTTTTATAGTACACTCTATGTGTTCATATTATAATATCTTCATTCACATAATGTAACTTTTTATTTTCAATCTCTATACCCTCATCCGATGTATATAACCTCAAGTACACAGGCTGATTGCCTATGCTTTTTTTAATCTCTTTTGCTAGATATAAAATTTTTATGCTGTGAGTTTCTTTGCTACTAGTAATATTTTCAACTAGTATATTTTGTTTGCTAACTAATTTAGGGTTTTCAAGTCCGATTATGTCTAAATTTTTGTATATCTTCATACCTTTTTCCATGTAGTTTTCCATATTGTTCGCCCCCTTAGCATTTTTTCCTTTTTTATTCTATATGAATTCTACATAAAAAAAGAAATACCCTTTAACATTTATATGATAAATCAGAATTATTAAAAAAAGAGAAGCTCTAAAGCCTCCCCTTTTTACTTTCTAGTAGTACTACCAATTATTTTTCTACACTAATTTAGACTAGATTTTTAATATTCCACGCTTCCCATGCAGCAACCTTTTTTATTGCTTTTTTTCTTCTCCTAGAAACTTGACTTTGTGATATGTGAAGCCTATTTCCAACAACCCAGTCCGGCAACTCTTCTTTGTATTTTAATATTAAAGGCTCATATAGATATTGATGTAAGCTTTCTATATTGTCACCTATAATAATACTATCTGCTTCTATATCTCGTATTTGCTCTTCTATGTCTGCTATTTCTTCCTTCTTGCGATCTCTTTCTATTATTTTCTTTTCAATAATCTTCATAAGTGTTCTTTCTGCATAACTCTCTCCATTAGAGCTTGTTTGTACTCTCTCCTCGTATGTTACACTTCTAGACTCTTCTGGAATTTCTATATCAGTTGTCTTTAATTGCTGTTCAATCTGATCTACCTGCTTTTTTAATATACTTGCTTTATGTTTAAGACTATTTATTACTCTATCCTTCTTAAAATAATTATATATTTTACGTTCTGTAGTTTTAAATATTTCTTTGTCCAATTTATCAGCTCCTTACAAAAGAATAAAATTTATTAACATGCACCAGTCAGAATCGCACTTTTTTTCAAGTTGTTTTTCTAGCCACCTTATGTCTTCATCACTTTTAATTCTCCAATTTGCTGATATTATTGCGTTTCCCATATCTGTATCTTCACCAATCCTATATTTATACACTACAAAATAATTATATTTTCTGCCGAACATTTTAATTTCTCCTTATTACCATTTGATTATTATTTGATAATATAGGGTGCTAGATGTACCTAACACCCTATATATTAAGCGTTAATACTTAATATTCCTAACTTCAAATGCTTAATATCTGACTTAAAAACTAATAAAATACAACTTCATCAAGATTTATATATTCATCCGCATCACATATACTAAATATAGTATCTTCATACCAACAACCTTCATCTTGGTCGTATTTATAATAATAAATTTCTCCATCTTCATTTATGAATGGACTTGTTATTGTATCATATGGAGGTGTTCCGTTAGGATAATATGTCATTACTTCTTTCCCAATCATTGGACAGAATATTTCTCCCCATTCGTTCATGTCAGACTTCCATTCCAGTTCTATATCTGCATCTATAGGCTTAATCCCTAATATTACATAGTCCTTATCTAATCCTTCTATATCTTTTAAGACATAGCTTATTTGTCTTAGTATCTTCTTACCAGTAAAATTACTTAAAATTCCTTCTTGCACAGTTTCATATTGTTTATCTGAATCAAATTCTTTTAGCATAAGAGTTTCTCCCACTTGAAAACTTCTATCATTTTTTCTAATTTCAAATGTCTTTGTTCCTTCCCTAACAGCATTAAAGTATTGTGGCAATATTTTTAATTCATGTATTTTCATTTTAATTCCTCCTATATATTTAATACCAATTGACCGTTATCTAACTCTTTAAAGTTTATAATTTCTGCATCTGTCTTATATATTCCACAACATATACCACTGCTGAATATAATGTAATGGCTTTCCGTTTCGAAGTTAATTTTATATTCCTTCTTAAGTTCTAGTGGTATACCTTGTGTAGCTTTTATTATTCTTACTTGCATTTATACCATTCCTACCTGTTACAACTTCAAATTCATAATATCTTCCTTAAGCCTGTAATCTTTTATAAACATCATTTATTCTTGCTTTCTTACTTTTCTTTGTAGATGTTTCAATCAGGTGTACGAATTTATCTTCAGCCACATCTTTAAATCTATCTTCACAACATATTGCAATATCTGACCAAGGTTCTCCACAGTGCTCTATTAAATCGCATTCTCCACAATGCATGTGTAATTCACCTATCTTCATGATTTTACTCCTTTCAAATTCACAACGTTAAAAAGGTATGTCAGAATTATCATCCCCTGGAGTTACTGGTACTCCAAAGTCTACATTTTCTATATTTTCTTTGCTGCTCCATTCAAGAAATTGAACTTCCTCAGCTACCACCTCAGTTACGTATCTTCTAGTACCATCCTTAGCATCATAAGATCTAGTCTGTATTCTTCCGCTAACTCCCATAAGTTTTCCTTTACTCATGTAATTAGCCGTAGATTCTGCTTGTTTCCCCCATACAACAACGGGAATAAAATCAGCTTCCTGCTGGCCCTCTTTTTTAAATCTTCTATCTACAGCTAAAGTAAAAGTTGCAACAGCGTTTCCTGCTCCAGGAGTAAATTTTAATTCTGGATCCCTTGTAAGTCTTCCTACTAAAACAACCTTATTCATTTTTATTCCTCCTACATTGTTTATTAAAAACTATTATTATGCCATTCCTTAAATTAGTAAGCCTTTCCTTCTCAATTTGAGAGTTTTCCCTCTCTGTTTTTTCATCTATTGCTTCAACTATTTTTTTTACTACAGCTTCATCAAATATAAATTTATACATTTCGTTTCCTCCTTTAATTTTAGCGAATACATTGACTTTTTCGCTACTATATTTTAGTTTGTACTTTCAATATGCTTTGCATAGCTGATAGTTCGTTGCTTAAAGCTTGTAGCATATCTCTACTTGCCTTATAAACTTGCTCTGCTAAGTCTCTATTAAACTTCAATTCCGCAATATTTCCCCTTGCTACATCACCTATAAGTGTTACACTCATACCTTCTGATTTTAATTTAACTATTTCTTTACTAAGTGCTATTCTATATTGCTTCTCTGCTGATGCAAACTCTTTAGCCTTTTGTGTTATATAATCTACACCTTTATCTAACCTCTTAGATGTATTCCATATTGCTTCTGTAATCTCTATAGTTTCTATTGCCATCTACTCACCACCATAAGCATATTTACATTTATAATGTTCTCCTGTAGGTTTAGGTACATCATATGCCTTTAATATCTTATAAACCCTACAATGTTTACTATGCCTTTTGCAGTCTCTACAGCTTGTATCTATTGCTAACTCTATTAAGTTATAAAGTTCTTCTTTTTTAACTACTTTTACATCTTTTAGATCTGCGTTTATATCTAATTTTTGATTAGTTTTTCTAGTTAGTTCAGCCATCCTTGAATATATTTTTTTAATGCGTTCCTTAGATATGTGATGCTCCATTAATGCAATGCTAAGAGTTTCTGAAATAATGTCCCAAGTATCTGCATTAATTTGCTTTAGCTTTTCCTCTTTTTCATCTGCTTCCTTTTGAAGTATTTCTTGAGCTCTGCTTATTTCTAGCATAGTTTTAGTTTTTATATAGTTATTTAGAGAGTTACGTTCTATAAAATTTAATTTACTTAGAATTCCTTGGATTTGCTTTTCTAAATCCACTTTCCTCACCTTCCCAAAATTTGTTTAAATATGCTTTCAAATATCGGTACTGGAATAGAGTTCCCAGCTTGTTTATATAAAGCACGCTTACTATTTACTTTTGCGGCTGCTTCAAAATCTTCTTTCGAATATCCCTGTAGTAGCCAGCATTCTTTTTCAGTAAAAAAACGATATTTCCCATTTCCTAAATCAATTATTTGTGCAGGGCATCTATCTTGCCTTTCTGTGATTGTATACGCATAATCTTTTATTATTGTTGCTCGTTTAATTCCCTTATGCCCTATAGCTCTTAAAATACTAGGTTGGGTAACTGTATATTCTTCTGATACCTTAGTTTCTAAAAACTCTTCTATATTTCTCATTATTTTTCTCTCTAATGTATTAAAATTANNCTCTTTCCCTACGCTGAGGCAGTCCAAAATTCATGGCATTAAGAATCTCAAACGAATTTGTATATCCCATTTTCTGCATTTCATTTAAATACTTACTAAAATTATGAACCATGTGTTTTGAAAGTACGTTTTTAACATTCTCCCAAATAACAATTCTAGGTTTCCATACTCCCATTTGCTGTATTATGTGAATAGTTTCCCACATCAAACTGCTTTCTGTTCCAGAGCCTTCATCTGCTCCTTCTTGCCTACCAGCTATACTAAAATTCATGCATGGACTTCCATGTATAAGAATATCTGGTTTAAGATTATATCCTCGTACATCTTGCTTTTTATAAGCTAAATCTTTCTCAAACATTGCATTATAGCTTCGAACCGCCTTTTCATCAATTTCAACATAATCTATTGCCTTTACTGGTATTCCTAAATTCCTAAGTGCAACTCTAGGTGATCCTATTCCGCCAAACAATTCTAGTATTTGTAACATTATTTATCACCCTTTCAGATACATATCAAAATAAGTTACACCAACTGCATAAGCTTGCCATATATCTTTTTTAAATCCATAAAACCATCCAGGCTCTTTTTTAGTTCCTTTACCATGATTTCTAACTCCATAAGCAAATCTATCACACAAAGCTTGTGTTATCGTACTATCATTTGCTTTCATGCTGTGACATAGATTCATTTTTTCATCTTTACGGTATATAAAAGTTGGATACTCATCATTTCCTTTATTTAAAGCT